GGCTTTGTTACCGTCGGAGGAGTTCTCGGGCCAGGAGTAAGTGGTAATGAGCCGGGGTCGGCTGAGGTACGACCCCAAGTTCTGTGGCATTTCCATAGCGGAGGTACCTCGCGAATGAGGTTTCGCAAGATCAACCAACTTGCCAGCAGGCTCATTCTTAAAAACGACATTCTGTTGGCCCATGTCGTTACTCTCATCAGCAGTCGTGGGAATTCCAAGCGAGTCAGAAGAGACCTCCATTTGGAACTCCCCTTCAAACATATCTCGGCCTAACCACTGATCTTTCTTCCAATCGCGCCTCTCCTTGCGCAAAAGTTCTCGTGTAGCTTGCAACAACGCTGGGCGGGCTACTTCCTGCTTACCAGCGTACTTGTTTTCGGTTTTGTTTGTGTTTTTGCTGTAGAGGGTGTTTTCGACTCACGGCTTATCTACGCTAGACCGCAGCTGAGGAACACTTTTGGAGGACAACGGAACTCCTGCGTAAATACGCTCTAAGGGGGGACGCCCCAACGTGGTCGTTTTAGCGCACTCCACACTCCGAACCATTTGAAGTTCCACATCGTCTGGTTGGCAGTAACTAGTAGCGCTAGTCTCAGTATTTTCGAGGTAATCCTCGGGCAAACTGAGCGAAGCCCGGAGTTTTGGAGAAGCTCTCAGGAAACGCTTCTCCAGCAGCTCCCAATTGGGAGCTGGATACTCGGTCATGCGAAAGCCGAGCTCAGGTGAAACAGGAATGCTCCTGATCAGTTCGCATATCTGATCAAAGAAGTCCCTTCCATGATAGAAGGACTCCGTAACAGCGGAACAAATAGCCTGGGCTAACTGCTCTTCCGGTGACACAGTGCCAGATGGCACTGTGTAAAGAAGCATCTTGTAAATAGAGAGCTTCTCCAGGGGGGCCACCATAACCCCCGGAAAACTTGTGTGCTCTCTGAAGCAACGCTTGAGAAACGTCACCTCAGTCCAACTAATGTAGGGGACGCTAGATGCGTTCTTATCGGCCATCGTGTACACGATTCCGATCTCACTAAACAAAAGCTGGATGGTGGTGTGGTTGTAGTGCCCGGCCCTAGGGTGGACCTTCAAAAAGACATCGTCACCAAGAGTGGTGTTGAAGACGTCAATGAAGAAACAATCGGCCGTCAAAGCCAAATCACTCTGTTTGACGCAACACGTCAACATAACGTAGGCGTACATGTGGAGCAAAGTATTGGCAATCGAGTTGAAAAAAGTAGTCAACTGATGCCCAGACACTTCACCACCAAGAAGAGTGACCAAAGTTCCGAAAAAGTCTACGGAAGCATTTGCACAATCTGCAAGCATTGTCTCCAACCAAAGAATCTCATCCTCAGTGAACATCTTGCTAATCCGTGCACAAAACACGAAAATCATGCAAACGCCATTCGAAATGAGAATGCTGAGGAGGGTGTCAAAACCGCGAAAATCCCCAGCGACCCAAAAGTCACCAGGGATGCGGTTGGCAGATTGATAGAGATCATCCCATTCTTCAGAGTGGGTGTTAAGACCCACAGAATGGCGAAAAACCTCCTTACGCCTAACCATGACGCGAGTGATACCAAGAGACACCATACGCATAGCAATCAAGAAGTCAACCGGGCACATGTAAATGCACCTAGTCTTGCCAGCAGCAACCTTCGCCTTAGAAAGCATTTCATCCTTCAAGACGGCAGTGTATATGGCATGAGGGCGAATGCCAAGCTTGGCGTTGCTGACCAACTTCTCAATATCGGCCCTCAAATCGGGCAAAGGCTCCCGATAGTGCTCCCAAACACCATTGGGGGAAGGTTCCGTGAAAAACTGGCTCTTAGGACCCCTCCTACCATGACCACCAGAAGTGGTGAATTTGACGGCATCAACATTGGGAACACCAGGATAACCATTGACAGCCACGTCAATGTCAACTGGGTGCATATCGCGCAAGTCCTCGGGCGACAGACAGCTTTCAATATGCCTCTGAAAGCTCTCTATGCACGCAACCCAAACATCCTCTCTCATAGAATGCGTAGGGCTAAGGTACTCAGAAAGAACCCGCTGAGGCTGCTTCCAAGAACCCATTTCAGGTCTGGCCATACGGTCTTCGATAGGGGGATCAAACTCATCCCCACGGACCAAGACGTGATGAGCTATCTGGGTGTGTCCACCAGAAGCCTTTGGCCGGGCTCTAAATCCAGAGACTTGTCCGTGAACCAACATGCTGCCCTCTCGATGGTAATCAGTGTACAACTTAGCACCCTCAGGCAAGCGCAAAGTCTGGAGTATGGGCACAACGTCACTGAGAACACCTCTCTGCGGAAACTTCCCCTTGGGGAAATCCTCGTTATACAACGGAGCCGCATAAAAGATGTTGTGGGCGGCGCTATAAGCTGAGTGGATGCCTATGAGAACAGGACCATGTTTGGTTATCACAAACAAAGGTGAACCACACTCGCCAGCTACAGTGGGCCTTGTGGGACTGGTAGACCACATGTCATGGTCGATGGACTCACCACCAGCTACTCGACACAGCTTACGCTTGCATAGTCCATAGCACGAGAGCTGGTTAATGCTACCATCTTCCCCACGAACGAGGTAGAAGGACTCACCAATGGCCGTCATGGTCTTGTACGGGAAACAAGCTGAAATGTCCTTAAACAAAGACGGCATGCCAAGCGTACGAATGAAAGCCACATCCCTAGAGGGGTCACGTGTGACCATACTCTCGACCACAAGCAACTCAACGACTGGTTGAACACCCTCGGCCGTCTTCTTGTCTAGCCAAATGCGCATCTTCATACCAACGGTGCAAGCATGATTGTTGATCAACAGCGTCTGACTGTTGATCGCCAAAATCCTCGTCAAAGCCATACGATGGTCACAATCCTCTGGGAAATGCAATTCAGCAACCAAGCAATTACCCTTGACCCGAGCCATCATCTGCTCAAGCGAATTGGGCTTCTCAGGAACATAATCAAACTTCGTGATGGTACGCTCCTTCGTGACCCAAACGTTAACCTTCTCTGTTGGGCGAACTACTGGGTGCACAGCCAGCTGGGCAATGCCATCGCTAGAAGGTTCACAACCAGAAAGGTCTTGCGAAGCAGTCTCATCGTCCTCTTCCTTATCTGTGAGATCTGTGTAAGCAACAACAGTGGAGGGAACTTCAGGGACCCGTGGTGGCGGTGGGGCAGGACGCAAACGGGACAAAACGGCAACGGCCATGGCGATAAAACCAAATGCAGTTGCCCAGGCAAGCATCTTACGTACATAAGGATGCGCACCAAGAAGATCCCGATCGTACTTCCTCGCCTTCAAAACAAGAGTGTGAAGACCGAAGTAAAAGTTGCCCCCATACAGCCACTTACAAACGCGATACTGCGAAAGATGGTTGCACACAGCATTGAAGTACGCGTTGCTGAAGTACCAATTGGAGACATGCCCGATTAGGCACTGCTTCCATGACAAAGACGTCCTGTCGGCCAGAAGCACTTCACGTGTGGCGAGTCGCGAGGGGTCTTCTAAAGTCTTGCCGTAGTACTTGACATAGTCCAGCGAACCCTTCACTATGTCACAAGTGGTCCATCCATCCGCAACGAACTGTGGCGCGAACTCATAGACATATTGCTCAAGAAGAGCCCTCTCTGCATGGTTGAAAGAATCACCGACCAAACTGAGAATGTATTCATGAAGCTTGTGAAGTTGACTTGACATGAAGAAACACTTTCGGGTCTTATCTGGCGTGAAGCTGAGGAAAGGCAAACCCTGAGCTTCGGCTATGTAATCTATGCCATTGAGCTCTGAAAGCTTCTCCCAAGGCCGCAAAGCCTCGAACGAGTCCATAGACTGGGCGTACTCGTGAAGCAAAGCCTCAAGGTAGTCCTCACAATTGTAGTCGGAGACATCAGGTAGGACCAAAGTAGCCCAAAGGCCCTCGTCAAGAACGTGCTGCATGTGCAAAAAAGATGCACCAGTGCAATAACGCGCTAAGAGAATCTCTCTACGGAGACACTCGATCTTGAACCTACGTTGCTCAAAGGTGTCACTTGCGAGAGAACAAGCAACAACAGGGTGACTCCAATGGGGACTACGCACCTGAGTCACAGCCACATCCACATTGGGCTCGGGCGTGTACTCACATTGACACAGTGACTCAGGCATGCCACACTCACAAAGAACTTCAGGACCCATGGCGGCAACGGTGGCCATCAACTTGTCCTGGTTGTCTATGTGCTTAGTGTAAACCTCGGTCATGAACGCCAAAAGACTAGAGTAACAAGGGAACGTCTTGTAAGGGACGTAGGCACCACGCATACCCTCTTCAGCAACACGGCTGACCTCAAAGGTCCAAAGATCAGGATACTGGACTCCAGCAGGAATCTTGGTGGGATCAATCTTTTGCTCGCCAGGAATGCAGTAAGGTGGCTTAACCACGGGTTCAATGCGGTAAGGCAAACGACGGAGAAAAGCGTTGGAACACTTGTAATAAATGTCTGCATTGAGGTCGCCTACATTAGAGGTGACGCCAACCCACTCTGACAAAAAGGGAATCTTACCCTTATCACAGAGCTCGCCCTGTGGAGTAAGAAACGGGATATTGTTGGCTGCTGAAATGATCTCACCCACCGACTCATCAATTCCCTGAATCTTCGAAGGCTGGTGTTTGGCTGCATCATCGAAGAGAACGCCAGCGAAGTGCGATTTGTAGCCGGAATAGAACTTATCGTTCTCAGTGCGTGTCCAAAGAATGGCCCTCTCCTTACTAATGCCACGAATGGAACAGTAATGATTGAAGAGGCCTTGTGCAATGAAAGACTTGGCAACGCCAGATCCTCCATAAACAAAAACACCTACGGGACACCGCCTGAAGGAAGAGGCAACCATGACAGTTGTGAATCGTCTCTCAACACACTCAAGCTCCAACAAAACCGAATGCAAAATGGTGCGCTCGGAACCCTTGGAAAAGATTTTAAGAAGACGATTGCCATCAGCGATGTTCTCGCGCACATCGTTGATGAATGTGGGAATGTCTATGCCCACAGCAGTGGGATTCCCAAGGAACTCCGCATCTTTACGCAATCTAGATGCGGTCTCTATCCAAGTGGTGACGACCTTCTCGTCAATAAAGAAGGCGTCAACGGACTTGGTGAGGATTGCTTGTCTGCCAGCTTTGGCCAAAAAGAGGACCAAACCGACAATGGCATCAGCGAAAGTGGCAACTGTCCAAACGGTAGGGACAATTTTCCTCTTCTCAAGCTTTGAGAAGATGCTATGATCAACCACAATGCCAACTTTGGCATAAAAGGCATGAGCCATGATGTGATTGAAAACGCTAATGAGCTTTCGGCCAAGGATACTGCCCTTGACCCTGTGTAAGTTGCCATAAAAGGCGTCGCAAATGTCAAGCCATTCACCAGCAGATTGGTGGAATGGCAAGTATGTAGCAAGTTCTTCTGAGAACACCTCTAAAAGGCGAACCAGTGAACCCGAAGCTGAAACTCCTGTAACAGTCCTATAAAAGGTGGAACAAGAAACAATGATGTCCGTAGTGGTGGTGCTACGGCGTAGATCGTATAAGAGTGTGGCGGCTGTCTCTACGTAATACAAGCCGGTCTCTATCTCGTGCGTCAAATCGCTCATAGTTGCGTCGAGGACCCTATCGGTCACGACGAAAAAGGGCGAAGGCCCTGGTGCATTGAAATTGAACATCGTATATCGGTTCAATTGCAGCGGAGTCTTAAAAGCGTGTTATTTCTCCCGGCAAAAGGATATCCCTAGAAACGCTAGGGAACGCCATCCTGACTCGACATGATGAGTGGACAGTAGAAAATACACGAAGGGCACAAAAAATGAACAAAGCTAAAACATCGCTAGTGCATACGGCACTAACTGCTCGCCAAATACGAAACGTGAGACAAATCCGTTATGTCTGAGAGGTCCGTAAAAACAGCGGTTCAAATTATGTACGATCTTCGCTCAACGCTAAAGCCGTGGTGTC